TCCGTTTTCAAGTGTCCGGCTTTGATGTACTCGTCAAAAATGAACTGCTTGCCGAAGCCCTTACCGCTTTGCCTGAAAGAAAACGCGATATTGTTCTCTTGTCCTACTTCTTGGATATGAGCGACACGGAAATTGGCGAACTGCTGAATGTTGTACGCACGACGGTTTTCCGGCATAGGAAATCCGCGCTTGCGAAGATCAAACAATATTTGGAGGGAAAAGCAGATGATGAACACCGTTAGGAAATCTGAAAATCTGTTGCCGTTCCCTGTCATTTCCGCAGCGGCAAACGGCGACACAAACGCCATGTGCGCGATCTTGAAGCATTATGAGGGTTACATAGCGAAACTTTGTACCCGAACGTTGAAAGACGACGCGGGCAATACTTACTCCTATGTGGACGAAGAAATGCGTAACAGGCTGCAAGTGCGCCTTATTACCCGCACTCTTGCGTTTCATGTAGGCTAACTCTTTAAGCCCATGCGGGGAGCGTATACCCCTTTCCACGCTTCCCGTTATGGGCTGTTTGTCGTTCCGTAAAAGCATATCGGAAACGGTATGTTTTTACAGGCTGACAAAGCCTTATTGTTCCTTGACAAAGAAAGCCTTCGGGCAGAATAAGGCAGACGGATACAATTTGTCTGTGTGGAGCCGGTCGGCCGGTGCGCCATGACCCTGTTGCAAGTCCGCAGGACGGGACCCCTACCAAACAGGTGAGCGACAAAACCAGGCCGCAAAACAGGTGTGGCAGCCTGTGGGCGAGGATACGCAGACAGGATAATGAGACTCCCGCGTTGAACGCCCTCAAAGCATTGCGCGGCGCACCCATCAGCATGGGCCGGGGTGAGATTCCCGTGGAGCTGCGGCCAGCAGCCGTCCGTTTTCTGCCTCTTTTATGGTTTTAATGAAATGGCATGAAAGGGGCCTTATTATGCAGAAAATTCAATCTGAAAATAAATATGCCCCGCCTATGCGGAGCAAAAAGAAGATCGGCAACACGACCTTTATCGTCAATTCTTTTTTCCCTCAAACGGGAAATCAGACGATAGCCTCCAAACTGGAGAACCTGATAAAAGCCGATGTTCAGAAACAAACTGTGACTTGAAAACCTCTTAACAGGCAGACAGGGAAAAGAAAGCGCGGTATAATGAAGTTGGACTTCAATATCGTGTTTGACTGCCAGATAGGAGGTATTTATGTATTATCAGTCAAACACCGCTGCCGCGCTTCAATTCCCTTACACGGCTATGAGCTCCGAAGAACTTACAGCTTTGTATTGTCGCTTATCCCGTGATGATGAATTGCAGGGTGACAGCAATAGCATTGTAAACCAGAAAAAAATCCTGGAAAAGTATGCCCGTGAGCATGGATACAGCAATTTCAAATTCTATGTTGATGATGGCATCTCAGGTACGACCTTCAACCGCCCAGGCTTTCAGCAGATGATTGCAGACATTGAGGCTGGCCTTGTCAAGAGGGTCATCATCAAGGATATGTCACGTTTCGGACGTGATTATCTGCAAGTCGGCATGTATACGGAAATCATGTTTCCCGAACATGATATTCACTTTATTGCGGTGAATGATGGTGTGGACAGCACTCAGGGTGACAACGAGTTTATGCCCTTCCGCAATATCATCAATGAATGGTACGCTAAAGACACCAGCAAAAAAATCCGTGCCGTTATGAAAGTGAAAGGCAATGCAGGAGAACATTTGACTGTTTTGCCTCCGTATGGATACATGAAATCGTCTGATGACAAAAAGCAATGGGTGAAGGATGAAGAAGCCGCCCAGGTAGTTTATGAAATTGGTCTCTATATCATGGATGGTTTGGGACCCTCGCAGATTGCAAGAAAACTGACGGAAAGAAAAATTCTTACTCCGGCTGCTTACTATGCGAGCAAGGGCAGAACAACCAATGTCACAAAGAAAGGTTCTCCTTACGCTTGGGATTCTTCTACGATTGCCGACATCATGGACCGCTGGCGTGAATACCTGGGGCACACAGTTAATTTCAAAACCCGTAAAAAATCCTACAAGAGTAAAAAGACCTTGCACAATCCAGAAAGCGAATGGAAGATTTTTGATAATACCCACGAAGCCATCTGGACGGAGGCGATTGCCGATGCAGCAAGGCTCGCAAGGCAGACGCGGCGCCGACCCACAAAGATGGGAGAAATGGGTATGTTCTCCGGCATGATGTTCTGTGCCGACTGCGGCTCCATTATGTACCAATGCAGGGCAACCAATTTCCGGCGCGATCAGGAATACTATCTGTGTTCCGGCTATCGGAAAAGCCGTGATGTATGTGGGCAGACACATTCTATCCGAACTGTTATCCTGGAAGAATTGGTTCTGCAAAATCTGCGCGAGATCGTTTCCTTCGCATCACAGCGCAAAGACGATTTTGTGAAGATGGTCATGGATGCGGATATGCGCCAACGTAACCAAGATTTGGCAAAACGGCAGAAAACATTGGCCGATGCCGAAAAGCGGATTGCAGAGCTGGACACCATTTTCAAGCGGCTCTACGAAGATACTATTTCGGGAAAACTTTCTGACGAGCGTTTTCAAAAGCTCTCTACCGATTACGAGAAAGAGCAGCATCAGCTTCAAGATGTAGCGGCTGCTCTCCGTGATGAAATCGAAGCAGAGGAACAAAAAAGCGCCAATGTGGAAAGGTTTCTCTCCGTTGTAGAACGGTATACGGAAATTCCTGAATTAACCCCATGTATCTTACATGAGTTTGTCGAGAAGATCGTTGTCCATGCCGCCAGCGATCCAAAGGGCAAGAACCGCACCCAGGAAATTGACATCTACTATAAGGGCATTGGAGCCCTGGAAGTATCGAAAGTTACTTCATCAAGGCAAGAATGAGAAAAACGGCATAGCCGAAGCTATACCGTTTCTCTCTTGCCCCACGATGTTTTCTTATCGGGAGGCACCTTTTCCAAAGCCGTTTAAATTTTTAAGGGGTTGTACAATAACTCAAAATAGTGATGATTGGGTTATGATTCTTGGAAAAACCACAACCTTGAATGGAATTTCCCAGCTTCGATTAGGATATTTTGCAGCATACACAAATAAAGCTTTTTATATGGACTATATTGCAATCGGAACATATTAGAATTATTTCCATTTTCCGATTATAAGCATATCAGCTTGTACATAACACATTCCTTGCTTTGGACTGTATGCTGTAAGCTTGTACCCGGTTGTAGTCACTTCGGTAACTCCAAGACCATACAGTTCGTTAGTCTTTGCCGGAGATACTATAATTAAAGGAGCTTCATTGAATGCTACTGGAAAACCAACCGCAGCACTAGAAGCAAAATACCAGTTATACCAACTGGTTGCAAGATTGGTATTCCAAGTATATTTACTCCACATAACCATGTCGCCGTTGGAATATTTTGTGTAATTGTAGTTATTTTTGGTTCCACGTTCTACGATAGAAATCAGTTTATCGTTTATGGTCGCAATACTATCGTTCGCTTTTGTCAAATCTGCTTTTACATTTAATAAATTGCTATTTAGTTCAGAATCCCTCTAAAAAGAAGAAAGGGGCAAACAGAAAAATGAAAATCACATTCAATGATGGTCAGGAACTGCAGATCCAGCAGGTCACTGAGCAGACGGATGGCGCACTTCTGATCAAGACCATTTCAGCATCCGAGGATCAGCTGAAGACTTTATTCTCTGATCAGACAACAACTAAGAGAATGTCTGTGAGCGAACGGGATGCAGATACCGTTGTGTATGAAAACTACACAAAGCTCGATGCAATCGTGAAGTACACAGCCGGCATCCTTGGTGTGCTGATGTACCGGGAAGGAGAAGATCCAGACAGCCGGATAGCAGCTCTGGAGGCACGACTTAAAGAAGCAGAAGAGAAAAATACGAACCTGCAGTCAAGAGTCGAAAAAGCGGAGGAGAAAAATGAAATGCTCGAAGGATGCATTTTGGAAATGTCTGAAACGGTATATCAGTAAAACGATAATTGTATTAACCATTTTATTTTTATTCATATTATTACAAATTTCAGGAGGAAAAGAAATGATGGCAATGTTATGGGCACAGCAGATTATGTTAGGCAAGAAAACTTATTCACAGGTACCGAGACTTTTAAAGGACAAGGTAAAAGAGGTCCTGATTGATTCCGGAGCAGAAGATCTGGTAACAGAAGACAAGCAGTAGAGGTGAAGCGTAGATGGCAGTAAAAACAGCTCAATATATATTTAATGGTCAGGCATACAATCTGACCTATAATTCGACCTCCGGGAAATGGGAAGCTACGGTTACAGCTCCAAGTAAGTCGAGTTACAATCAGCCGGATCATGTCCTTGGCGGAACAGTAAAGGCTACAGATGCGGCCGGCAATACTACCACGGTAGATCAGAGTCATGCTACTCTCGGCGCATCACTTAAACTCCGTGTAAAAGAAAAGACAGCACCGACTATCACGATCACGTCTCCGTCTGCAGGAGCTTATATCACAAATACAACTCCGACTATCGAATTCCAGGTAAAAGATACAGACTCCGGAGTAAATGCAGGAACAATCGCAATCACAGTTGATGG